GCGGTTCCACCGTTATCGACAACCTCAACCGACCCATCCTCTGTCATGCGCACGTTGGATCGCAACAGGTTCGCCACCTGTTCGGCGTTGATCGCCTTGCCCCGGTTTGCGGCAGATAACAGCGCGCCATCTACCTTAACCCGGCGCAGTTCGTCTTGAAGGGCATTAGTTTTGACTTCCCACTTCTCGACAGTCTGTTTCATCACATTCTCAAAGTCGCCACGCTCCTTTTGCCGTTCCATTTCTTCGGCATCTTGCGCGGCTTTCATTGCGCGATATTCCTCCGGGTCTACACCATCAAACTTGCGCTCAACTTCTCGATTACGCTTTTCCAGACGCTTCTTGACAACTGCATCCACCTCATCCTGGGTAAATACCTTGGCGGGTTCGATGCTTTTGCTTTCGGTTGTACTTGGTGCGGTCTGCGTGTCGTTTGTGTCTGTTGATTCGTCTGCCATATTTAGCCACCGGGTTGCGCCGCGTCACCGTACCAATCTGGATCGACTGGCATAAAGTGATGGCGGCAGTTATAGCCACCGCGAACCACAAAAGGATCGCCGGATGATTTACCTTGCCAACTGCTGTTAGCCCATGCCTGCCTGATCTCGTCCTCACTCATTACCCTCCACTGATGCGATACACACCAGGGGCGCGAGTCACGCACTAAAGAACCGTAATATTCATAATGGGTCAGCCCTGCCTCTTGCGCCTTGGCCTGGGTGAATGAGCCATTGAACTGCATCAGCGCATCGTGAACCTGTTGGTACGCATAGCGGCGTAGGTTGTTGCCCACCCGGTCACGCGCATGGATGGTATGCAACTGCTCCACTGCCTCTGCCACTTCGTTGGCGCGGCTCGGGTCATCTTGGTACTGCTTGACAAACTCCACCAGTTCCATCGCAGCAGCATCGTCGCTCTTGGCGAACACCCCATTGATTGCTTGACGCATCTCGCGCACCGTATCGGTAGCGGGTCGCCCTGCAAGCGTGCTCTGGTAAAGACCATTCGCCAGGGTATCCACAAACCTTGCGGCAATGTCCTCGTAGCCTGCAAAGGCGATGCGCTTTAACTGATTGACGGTGGCGGCATCAGCAGCAACCCAACCCTCAATCGAGCCAAGTTTCTGCATCATGGCAACAACCCCCCCTGCCACGTTGTCGTACTCTGAAACGCTATCGTGCGCCCAGGTAAGGAACGTGCCACGGATTGCGGCCTCGATGGTGACGCGCTTATTGATCGCCTGGGCCGGGGTAATCTTACCCGCCGTTACCAGTTTCTCTATCTCATGCTCAAGGGTTTCCAACACCCCCTCAAGCCTGCGCCCATGTTCAGCATCAAGCCTTTCGATTAGCCGCTCATGCGCCCTTTGCAGGCGGCGAATTTCTGCGGGGTTAGGCAACCGGCAACTCCGTGGTGAACTGGCCGACGATGCGTTGCTGTGCTATCTCATCGTAAGCCTGGGCCAGTTCATCATCATCCACCACCAAGGCGGCGATCTGCCGATCAATAGCGCGCAGGAACGTGCCACTTTGCAGGCCGCTTGCCCTTGCCATCTGCAAGAACTCAAGGTCGGACTGATAATCACGCAAGTCAAACGAGTCGGCGTAATCAATAACCCCATCCCACTCCCTGCCCTGCCAAGCACACCACAGTGTCCACAGTTGTTCCTCGGCCAGTTCCAATAGATCAGCCTTCTCGCTCAGTTTGCTGTTGAGCATTTGGAACTCGGTTTGCAAGGCGATGCCGCTTTTGGCTTGCTTCTCCGTTGCCCTCACCGCGCCCAGGTGCGTGACCCGATCCACTGCTCTGATCTTGTCCTCGATGCTTGCGCGGATGCCGTCGAGGTTGCCGCTGTTGGGCTGCAATAAGAACGGCGTCAGGCCGGGGTCAAGGTCATCCGGCATCTGGATCACACTGCCTGCGCCTGCGCTTGCTTCCGTGCTGTCGGTCTTGGCAAGCGAGGGATGGTTGGCGATGCGGATCAACTGCTCGATCTCTGACAACTCGTTGTAAACCGCACGCTGTATGTCAGCCACATCAGCAACGTCCGACACCCCAACGCCGCGAATAGATGAGCGTTGCGCATATACGCACACGGCAGGGATCGCCCCAAGTGGGTTATCCATACGCTCAACCAGTAGCGGGTCTTTCTCGCTTTCGGCTTCCCATAGTTCAATGCTCTCGGGAGTCCAGATGCGGAACCGGCGTTTGTCACCCATCTCGCGCACCTTGAGGTATCCCAAGCGGTACGCGCCGGAAGGCATACGGTCATATCGCCAATCAAAGACGTTCTCGGGTGTGATCAGCGTAAGGTAGGGTCGAATGTCTGCGGCCAGTTCTTCGGCTCGGGTTGCGGCCTCAATGCTTGGCTTGTCGAGCAACAACCAACAGTGACCATAAACCGATGACCAGATAGTTGCCTCGCGCATGACGCTATTGAACGATCTGCCGTCATGATCGGCATCATTCAAGAACGGTTCCAACGCCGGGTCGTTTTTGATCCCACCAAACTCGCGGGTCGGGCGATCACGCCAGATAAATGATGAGTAGATATGAACCACGTTCTTGCACTGGTTATCCAGTGGGGTTTGGTTCAGTCGCTCCTTAAAGTCCTGTTCGCTTTCCAATTTGTACTTAGTCAAGTATTGACCGTTCCGCCAATCATCGCCGCCCAGGTAGGAACGCAACAGGAACTCCCATCGTGTTGCGTAAGCGTCATAACTTGCACCGGTCTGAGTTATATTCTCGTTAGCCATTTAACTCCACCGTATAGGTTGTCGTGGTTCAATGTGTCTGCGCAAAGGCAACTCGCCCATGATTAGGTATCCAAGTGCGTCAGTGATATGGTCAAGCCCCCCGGACTTATCCGGTTGGTTGTTGACATAGGTAAGCCCATCAAGGGCGCGTATTAGTTTCTTGCAGCGCGGGTCTAGATAAAGTCTACGTTTACCGTCTGCGGTTTTTAGTGCAGCCTGCACAGTATTTATGCGGTCCACAACCGGGGCGGCGTGCCGTGGTGCGCGCACATCAAACCCGGCGTTGGATAATATCGCAAAGTCAGTGCGTCCAACAGGTGCGCTGGTCTTGCGTGCGCGGCCTGATGGGTCGGGGTAGACCACCACGCTGCGGCTCTTAAAGCGGCGTTTCAGTTCGCCTGCCATCAGTTCAGTGTTGCTATCGCCCAATTCGATCTCGTCAAGGATGTGCAATTGGTCTGCGGCTTTAACGGCAATCACAGCAGTCATCGGGTCAACGTTGAAGTCCATGCCGATATACAGTGTGCCGCCATTGTCCATCACCCCTTGCACGTTCTGATCGCGGTCAAAGTTGCTGTAGACCCGGCCTGCCAGGGCTTCAAACGTTGCCATAAACTCCTGGCGAAACTCCCGCTCCCCCATGTCGCGCTGCGCTGCGGCTATCTCATCATCCGCAACCCGCGCTCCGTCCGCTGTCGTGAACTGCCACGCGCCCCACTCGGGGGTATCCTGGGCGTAGCGGTAAAGGTCGTGGAAGTGGTTGTACCCACGCGGCGTACCAATCCAGAGTGCGCGGCCTTGTTTGTCTGCAAGCATTGGTCGTAGGACTTCAAACCACGCATCGGCGTGCATATCGGCAAACTCGTCCATAACCACAAAGTCAAGGCCGACACCACGCAGAGCATCGTAATTGTCAGCACCCCTAAGTGCTGCGGTGGTTCCATTGTGCAACTCCACGCTCAAGTCCGTTTCGTTAGTCGCGGCAATCTGTGACGGCGGCATCATTTGTTTGAGGCTTTTCCAGGCGATCTGCTTGGCCTGCCGGTAAGTCGGCGCAACGTACCAATTAATCGAGTTCGGCTTTGATATCGAGGCATGAAGCAGTTCAGTGAGGGAGAGGTAGGTCTTTCCGAACCTCCTCCCCGCTACCAGTACCCGAAACCTCTGCTTGCTTTCGAATACCCTCGTCTGCGCTCTCGTCAGTTCGATCCGTGACAATTACCAGTGGCTCCAGTTGTTGTTGCTCGATGTGCTTCTTGTCCTGTTGACCAAGGCGTTGCTTGCCCAACCATATCTGCATCGTTGGGTTGCCCTCACTTGCTGTTTTCCACTGCAACCGGCGCAACGATGCTTTGCCGTTCTCTTTGCCGCGCTCTACGGTTTCCACTATGTCCGGGTTGCGTTTCTTGTGTCGCTTCCAGGTTGCATAATCAATACCAAGCACAGCGGCAATCTCCGGCTCCGTGCAGTCGATAGCGGCAAGCCTCTCGACCTGTTCCAAATCAATCTCGGCCTGCGGTCTGCCGACCTTCTTTTTAGGTTCATTCATAGCGCAAAACCCCCCGCTCTATCTCTACCCGCTGCTGCGCCTCAATACCAAGTTGGTCACAAACATAATCAATCGCCTGCTCCGGTGTTTGTCTATCTCCACAAGTAAAGATATCCATAGCCAAAAATCTATGCTCTGGATAAGTGTGCAGGGCAAAGTGACTCTCGGCCAATACCCATAACCCGGTGATGCCCTGCGGGTCGAATTGATGGTGCGTTTTGCTAACAACCGTCATGCCACTCAAACGCAACCCCTCATCACAATACGCCTCCAAACTCTGCCAATCGGGTAACATATCCACCCAGACGTCCGCGCAAATTTGCCGACCCTGAGTGGGGTGCGTATTCAATCCGATGCCCCCATTTCTAGACCACCACCAACCTCACCAAATTCGTCGGCTATTTGTTTTTGATCGCCCTTAAAAAAGACCAAGACGTTTTGATGGGTGCGCCCCACCTTGCGCGTTGTGTGCATCGGCCTGCCTGCACGCATGGGCAACGTTCCCGCGCTATTAACCAGAATCAATTCATTCCAATAATTGAATCCACTTTCAACCATCACGTTGATAATCGCAGGAACAGTGCCAATATATTTGCCAACTTTATTACGCACCTCACTAATAACAACAACAGCAAAACGGTTGTCTTTTAATTTTCGATAGACTTGGGATAAACAACTCTCCAATATCTTAAAAAAATCTTCATGCCCCA